GCAGCCAACAAGTTGCGCAATCTGGCTCAAGCGCAGACCAACTTGAAGAGTTCCGCGGATACCGCCACAGGTGCAATCCACAATCAGGCTGCTGCGATGGAGCGCTTGGCTGAAGGCGTGGAGCGAGTTGGCCAGGGGTACAGGAACAAGGATGGCTTCACCAGCGACGCTCTGGGCAAGGCGCAAACGCAGGGTATTTGGACGCGCACCGCCATCATCGACTACCTCAAGCAGGCGGGTCTCGAAGAGCAGATCGCCACCAAGTTGTCCGAGCAGTTCATAGACGCGAACGGCAACGTGCCCTATGAAGCCAACGACGTGCAAAAGCGGTGGGCGGGCAAGTTTGGCACGCTCTCTGAGGCCCTTGGCAAGATGGCCGAGTACTACCGGTACACAGATGAGGGGCAGGCTGATGCCTCGCAGATGTTGGACTTCGAGAAGCGGCGACGCGGGACCCCCCAGCTTCAAGGCCAAGGTGCGTCTCCGAGCGCTAACAGTGGCGCCAGGCCTGGGATCAACGCCGCAGCCAATGGCGGCAGTAGTGGTGCGCCAGGCGCCACCTACGTCTCCAACATCACCATCGACGGCCAGCCCACCACCGTGCGCTTTGCCGATGCAGAAAGCCAGGGCAAGGGCGAAGACCTGCTCCGCAGGCTGGCTCGGGCCAAGAGCACGGCTGTCCGGTAGACCCCATGAGCATCACCCTGACTTACAGCGGCACCACCGCCACCCTGAGCGATCGCCTGCACTGGGCGGACGAGTTCGACTGGTCCCCGGTCGAGCAGGCCACGGGCTATAGCACCACTGGCGCTCTGCTGGTGGACGTGTCCCTCAAGCAAGCGGGCCAGCCCATCACGCTGGAAGGCACCGACACCAACGCCTGGATCAGCCGCGCCCTGTGCAGCTCCTTGCAGGCCTGGGCCAAGTTGCCCGGCATCCAGCTCGAGCTGGTCCTGCGTGGCGAGACGCACCTGGTCATCTTTGACCACGCCAAGGGCGGCTTCTCGGCCCAGCCGATCTGGAAGCTCCTGGACGGCGAGATCACGCCCGAGCTGTTCTACCGCCCCACCTTCCGTTTTCTGAAAGTCTGATCCATGACCATCCTTGAAGGCGACATCAAGCTGCTCGCGTCCCGTGTGATGGACGACGTGCCCGAGGGCGGCGGCGGCCCCACGGGCAACGTCATCCCCTACGGCGGCAGCAACCACATCTTCCGCGACATCACCGAGGCCGACCGTGCCGGTGGCAACGTGAGCATCATGCAGGTGCATGCCGCAGTGATGACCCCCAATGCCGAGTACTACGGGGGCGCGAACTTCATCCTGTCCATGCCGCCCACCGACCCGAATGTGTCGGTGACCCTAGCCAAGTGCAACCTGTTCGCCCGCCGCACCGAGATCGCGGCGGCCATTGCCAACTACCTGATCAAGGCGTCCGAGTGGTCCGGCTACCTGCTGGAGAACCATGTCCAGGGCCAGCGCAACATCCAGCTTTTCCACCGGCCTGGCACGGCCACGCCGCCCATCGGCCGCACCCTGGTGCTGATCTACAACGAAGGCCTGGCGGGCGAGCGGGTCCAGTACGTGCGGGTGACCAAGGCCACCACCGAAACGCGGGTGTTCACGTACAACAGCAACGGCAGCTATGTGGACTTCCTGGGTTCGGTCACCCAGCTCGACCTCTCGGACAGCCTGCGGTTTGACTTTCCGGGGAGCCCACCCGACCGGGGCTTCGGCCGCGCAGCGGGCAAGACCATGATCCGCGACACCACCGTGGCGGATGCGGCCGAGTACTACGGCGCTGCCCCCACCGTGCTGGCCGGAACCACCGGCGACACGAACGTGAAGGTGGACAGCATCTACACCCAGCTCGTCCCCAACTCGCGCACCGAGACCTCGGCACTCGACCAACGCCCGGCCGCAGCGCGCTCCATCGTCCTGGCCGAGGCTCCGCGCCGGGTGGAGATCGGCGTGGCGGCCCACACTCAGCGCATCAAGATCGGGCAGGAGAACCGGGGCTTCAACTACGTCTTCATGCTCAAGCCGCTGCCCGAGCCCGGCTCGGTCACCATCAGCTGGAGAGCGTTAGGCACTTGGTACGAGCTGCAGGACGATGGCGCAGGCGCCTTTACAGGCAGTGGCGCAGGCCAACTCATCTACGGCACGGGCAGCGGCAGCATCACACTGCCCGTACTGCCCGACGCAGGCAGCGCGATCATCATCCAGTGGGGTGAGCGCGTCGGCTTCACCAACCGCAGCACACAAGGGGCCGCCATCCGCGCACCGGAGTACTGCTGGACGCTGGAGCATGAAGGTGTTGTGCCTGGCTCGGCCGTGTTCACCTGGTACAGCGCCGGAGTGCTGCGGACCGCCACCACGAACGCTGCAGGGGTCATCAGCGGCGACGCATCGGGCCTGATCGACTACCCCAGTGGGACGGTGCTGCTGCGCACCGTGTACCTGCCTGACGCGGGCGGGGAGATCAGCACCGCCTATGACACCGACCAGGTCGTCACAGAAATCCTCGCCCCCGGCGCCCCGGATGCCGGCGGCTTCGTCGCCCTGGCGCTGCAGCAGCAGCCTGCGGCCAACACCCTGCAGATCGAGTGGGCCACGGCCCGCGCTGTCAGCAACACCAGCGGCGGCAGTCTGACCAACACCAACGCCACCAAGACGGTCGACGTCACGTACACCATCCGCACGGTGCCCGAATACCGGGAGCCAGAGTCGACGACCGGCTTGTACGTGAACTGGCCTCGCAGCTCCTAAAGGGATCGCCCTATGACCATCGTATACGTCTCGCGGCCCTTCGCCGTGACCAAGTCCAACACCAACTCCAGCTCACTGACCCAGGAGACCGGGCGCACGGCCGACGACAAGCTCGTGGTGGTGCACACCGTCACTGACGACGGGGCGGGCTCCTTCATCAACAGCCTGGGCACCGTCAACTACGCCGCCAAGGCTGTGAGCCTGCGCATGGTTCGCGCAGACCGCACCACCGAGGCCTACAAGAGCGACTTTGACACCGCCAAAGAGTTTTCTGACACGGTGGGCGACGGCAATGGCACCACTACCACCAACAGCCGTAAAGGCGCGGAATACGCGACGGCGAGCGTGGGTGAGGAGGTGCTCGCGGGCTCCAGCGTGGTGGCCCGCTATCGGGTTGCACCGGCCGTGATCACCCACCGCACCGATTCATTCCAGCCCGAGGCCATCGTCATTGATCTGTGCCCCTATACGTCCGATGCCATCGTGCCTGGCAGCGTGCAGTTCCTCTGGATGGGCCAGACCTATACCGACTTCGAGGGCGTGATCTATCGGGGCCGCACTGCGGGCAATCCCGGCATCGACTCGGGCCGCATCGACTACGCCGCAGGCACTGTGCGCATGACCGACTACTTGGTGGGGCCGAACCCCAACACGATCACGCTGCAGAGCCTGTGGACGCGCCGCAGCGCCTGGAAGACCGCCAGCCTGTTCATGCGCACCCAGGCGGCTCCGATCAAGCCGACCGGCTTCGTGCTGACGCTCACCGACACGGCGGGCAACGCACTGACGGCCACGGGCGATCTGAACGGCAACCTGCAGGGCACCCACATCTGGGGGCACATCGACTACCTCACCGGCGTGGTCGAGCTGCAGTTCGGGGACTTCGTGCTGGATTCCACATTGACCGCCGCGCAGAAGGCCGAGTGGTGGTACGACCCCGCTGAAGTCGGGACGGTGGAGGCGGGCAAGATCTGGCGGCCGTGGCCGGTGGACCCGACCACCCTGCGCTACAACAGCGTGGCGTACTTCTATCTGCCGCTGGATGCGGACATCGTGGGCCTGGACCCTGTGCGCCTGCCGCCCGATGGCCGGGTGCCCAAATACCGCGTGGGCTCCTATGTGGTGATCGGCCACACCGGCGTGGTGCCTGCCGCTGTTTACAGCGCAGGCCAGACCATCAACTGCGCCCGGGAGCGCCTGTCCCGTGTCTACCTGGTCGGCGCTGACGGCCAGCTTATCCGCACGGGCTACAGCCCCGATCTGAACGCGGGCACCATCGCCGTGACCGATGTGACCGGCTGGGTGCAGCCCGTGACGGTGAAGCACCGCATCGAGCAGATGGCGCGCGTAGCCGACGTGCAGATCGACGGCACGCTCAAGCTGACCAAGCAGCTCGCCCACAACTTCCCGGTGGGCTCCATCGTGTCGAGCGCAGTCATGGCGGGCAACCTGCGCGCCCGGGCCTTGCCAGTGTTTGACCAGCAGACCTGGGACGGCGTGAGCTGGGCCGACGTCACGGTGGGCAACCCAGCACCCGCTACCTACAACGATGGCGCCTTCCCCGTGGTGGTGACCAACGCGGGCGCCGTGACCGAGCGCTTTGCCCTGCGCGTGCTCACCGGAGGCACCGACGTCGAGGTGATCGGAGAGCACGTGGGCAACCTGGGCACCTTCAGCCGCAACACGGCCATCGCCCCGATCAACCCCATCAGCGGGGCACCTTATTTCACGCTGGCGGCTGCTGGCTGGGGTGCTGGCTGGGTGCCCGGCAACACGCTGTTCCTGCCCACGGTGGGGGCGTATTTCCCGCTGGTGGCGATCCGCGCCACGCAGCCCTCCGAGGCCATCGGTACCGACTACGCCTTTGAACTGACCGAGCGCGGTGATATCGACCGCACGCCCACCAACCCCGTCATCTAAACCGCCACCATGATCTACACCTTCGACTCCGC